GTTGCAGCGCACCGTGAACGCAAGAAACTAGAAAACAATAATGATGTGTCACGTGACAGTAACGTTACTGTAACGTTACGTAACGGTGATGTAACGCAACAGAAAGAGAATAAGAGTAAGAAAGAGATTAAGAAAGAGAAAAAGAAAAAAGAAGAACAATTAGGTTCCTTGTCAGCTGGCGCTGACGCACCATTTTCCCTTTCTGAAATCGCCGAATACTGGAATTCTCATTCTGGGCTGAAGAACATCACCGGTCTCACGGATCGTCGGAAGGACTTCTTGCGTCTCCGGATCAAACAAGCCCAGCAGATGGGCTTAGATCCACAAGATGCACTCTTGAAGACAATCGATAACTGCAGACACTCACCGTTTCTTCAAGGTGAGAACAATCGTAACTGGATGGCAACATTCGATTGGGTCTTCGGAAAACCAGGGAACTTCATCAAGGTACTGGAGGGGAACTTCATCAAGGAACGATTCAAAAGCAACAACAATGATCTGATGGAACGGGCCGAACGATTGGCTCGTACTTATGGAGGTGACGACGAATGAAGCCAGCTGAAGTAATTACGCTTCGAGAGATCATCAAGGAGAGTTACCCCTTCGCCAAGATGGACAACGAGAGAGGTGATGATATTTGGTACGTTCTTCTCAAAGACTATCAATTCCAACCGATGCACAACTCCTTGTCCTCCTGGATCAAGGCAGGGAACAAGTTTCCACCATCCATTGCAGATCTCATTGCACGCTACGACGATACCGTCAAGGAAACAGCATCCGGAGTCATTGCTATGATGGCCGAAGACGGATACTTTGATGATCCCGAAGACACTCCAAGAGAGATGGCAATCTGGAACTACAACCAAAGAATCCGCAAATCAACCATGTGGGCACAGAACGGAAAAGGTCCTGACTGGTTCATGAAAGACTATCGAGCCTATTCCGAGAGATTGAATCCAACTCAGATTGGATCATCTGATACCAAGAAACTGGATTACGTGAGGTGAAAAATGGATAACATCAGAGATTCCATGGTCCATGTGCGACCACATAAGCGGCCGATTCCGTCGCAGCACCAGCTGAAATGGGACCAAGTGAAAGAGAACGAAGAATACATCGATGCGCACTTGGGACCAATCATCATCACCGCGAAAATTATCACAAGCACCAACCGGAGGATCCTCATGATGCGTCTAAAGGGACACACCTATGAGTATCCGAAGTATTTTGAACAGGTATCACTCACGTCGACAAACAAAAAAACTGAGGAGGAATAAACATGTCGAAATCGAACTACGTCGAATTGGAAGAGGTCATGAATCGTGACCGAGACAACAAAACTGGCAAGTACAACTACACGTACAAACCGCTGATGATCCCGAAGGGGATGTTTCCGGTCTTGAGCCCTGGGCGGAACAAGTCGCACACACTGCTGATGATTCCTGGGATCAACTACTTCGCGGAAGTCAAGGGATCCATCGAAGCTATCCAGACCAAGATCGACATGGAAAACGGCAGCGATGCCGCATCCAAATCGTCCACGACCAAGAAGTAGGAGGCAAACATGAACTTACAAGAACTGTATATCCTGTTAGCTTTGGCCAAGGCCGAGAAGGCAGAGGCCATGAAACCGTACACGAAACGAATCAAGAGCATTCAGTCCGCCATCAGAAACCTCGAGAGTTTCAACGCTGAGTCGAAGAAGATCAATGCACAGTTGAAAGACTCGGAGGTGCGCAGCGTACCGGTTCAACAAGAAGACCAGGAGTAGAGGTGGACCTGCGGCGAGACTACATCCAGACCGAGGCAGACCACAAGGCAATCCAGGATGAAATTCGCTCCAAGGAGAAGAAACGTCGCAAGCTGATGGATGATCCTGTCAGAAACAATGCCAGGATCATCCAGCTTGATGGTGAGATTGCCAACCTTGAAGAAGATCTTCAGGAACTTACATCAACGCTGAGGTTCTCAAAGAACGTATTCAAGGCAATGTCAAAGAATCTGGATGATTTGGAAGCCAAAATATTTTATACACATCACGTTAAAAAACAATCTCTTCGCACGATAGCAAAAAATCTACATTATTCGTACTCGCACATCAAGAGGTTAAGCGCTCAAATTAGACGAAAGGTGGGAATGTGAAAAAATGAAACATGATACCGAAATGATACCGTTTCGAGTTGAAAGAAATTCAACAATCGAGTATCTTAGTTCCAGAGGTGGGCTTGTGCCTGTTCGAGCGAGTGCCTCCAAGCCAATGTTTGCCCTCAAGCCCACCTTTTCCCCTTTTGTTCTATGAAAACTCCTCTGAAGATCCTCAGGTTCTACAACTCATCGAAGTGGCGCAGGTTCCAGAAATACATCCGGACGAAGCGCTATGGTATTTGTGAAACGTGCGGGAACGCTGGATGGGAAGTCCATCACATTGTTCCACTCACTCTGAACAACGTCGACGATGACGAGATAGCAATCGGCGAGGACAATGTGCAACTGTTGTGCACCAGCTGCCACAACGCGAAGAGAGAAGAAGAGAGTCATGTAAGACAAGACGTGACGTTCGATGCGAACGGGAACCTTGTCAAAAAAGACACCCCCCGGTCCTAAAACGGCTAAACTAGGCCGTTTAAACAACGACGTCGGGGTGTAAAAAAATATATGACCGAAAAATGAGGAAAAAAGCTCATCTTCCTCGAACTCTTCTGAACTGTCAGCAAAGTTGGCTGAACAACGACGAAAACGCACAAGTTTGGTTTCTATGAGACGAAGAAAACCATGCACATAAACAAGAGGTGAAAATATGTCAAGAGCTCCAATCCCGGCAAGTTTGCGGGATCCAAAAAAATCAAAGACGTCGATCGTCAACAACAAGACGCGACGAGCAATCGAAGATAAACTCAGGGGATCAAACCCGAAGCTCACTCCACCAAAGTGGATGACGAAAGAAGGCAAGAAGGAGTACCGGAAGTTTGTGAAGATCTATCGCGATCTTGACACGAACATACTGTCCGACTTGGACGTACCAACACTTGCTCAATATTGTGAAGCCCTGGTGATCTACCAGGAAGCACTTGAAACATACAATCTGTATCATCACGAAGACGACTTGAAGACGATGGAGCGTCAAAGCAAACTGATGAGTTCACTATCCGGGGATCTATGTATCACTCCGGTTGCACGAGCTCGGATGGGTATATTGACGGTGAAGCGCGAGTCGCAACGACACGAAGACCGGAAAGGTGCTTTGGCGGCAATGAAAGAGACGGACTAGTCCGTGAACTATGTCCAGGAATACATCGACAAAATCAAATCCGGAGAAATCCTCGTTCCTAAGAAGATTCGTAAATGGTATGTCAATCACATTGAACCCATCATCAACGATCTTCATCCAAAGTATTACTTCAACGAGGTTCGAGGAGAACGATTCATCACATTTGCTGAAGATTTCTGCCGCCAATCAAAAGGTGAATGGAGCGGGCAACGGATTGAGTTGATGTTGTTTCAAAAAGCAAAGTATCAATCACTGTTTGGTATCCTGGAACGTGAAACAAATCGTCGTCGATTTCATGAAGTGTTTGATGTTCGAGGGCGCAAGAATGGGAAAGCATTATCTCTAGATACTCCAATTTTGACAACTTCCGGATGGAAATCAATGTCTGAAATTGAAGTTGGAGATTTTGTGTTTGGCGCTAGCGGAAATCCTGTAAAAGTAATTAACACGTCAGAAGTGTTCTACAATCACCAGTGTTTTGAAGTTGTATTTGAAGATGGTGAAAAAATAATTGCTGACGCGGATCACATATGGACGGTAGTCGTCAGAAAATCAAAAAGAGGCTACCAAAATGTTACAACTAAGGAAATGGTAAATGATTTTGTTCATTTACGAAAAGATGGAAAAGGGAAAGAATATAAATACCGAGTACCGCTAGCAAAACCATTAGTGTATAGTCATAAGTCGCTACCGATAGACCCATACTTACTAGGTGTATGGTTGGGAGATGGATCAAAGAACGAACCTGAGATTTACACAAACGGTAAAGACGTAAAACATTTGATGATCAATTTACAAAGTTCCGGATTCACTCTAAAGTATCGAAGTTACGGCGAAAACAAAAAAATCATCGATATTGGAAAACGTGGATGTGGTTATAAAAATCCATTCACCACGTTGCTTAGAGAATATAATCTAGAAAACAACAAACATATACCAGATGTGTATTTTCAATCTTCCTATGAACAACGAATGCAATTGTTGCAAGGATTAATGGATACTGATGCTTATTGTGAAAAACATGGACAAGTTGAGTTTGTTCAACAAGATAAAAATCTGACAAACCAGGTAAGTGAACTACTAGCTTCTCTTGGAATCAAACACACTATACGTGACAAACAAGTCACTTTGGGGAACAAACATTACCACGCCTACTCAATATTATTCTTTGTTGACAAATCCAAAAGTTGCTTTAAACTACAACGCCACCACCAGAGACTGAAGGATGCGTTGGCTCCGAGGATGCGGAACAAGAGCATAGTTGATATTCGACAGGTTACGTCGGTCCCAACTAAATGCATAACTGTAGATAGTTCGGATCATTTATATTTGGCGGGACGAAGATTGACGGTTACACATAATTCAACAGAGAATGCAGTGCTTGGACTTTATCAGACCTACATGGAAGACGGCGCAGAAGTATATGTCGCTGCAACCGTTTCTCACCAAGCGCGCCGCGTTTGGGAAGAGTCAAGAAATATGATTGAACAAGATGACGTCCTCCAAGATGTGTTCAAGACGAGACAGTTTCCATCGGCAACTATTGAAGCAGTAGATTCATATTCGACATACAAGTACCTGTCGAAGAATGTAAAGACGTTTGACTCGTTCAACGTATCAACAGCAATAATCGATGAGGTCCATGAACTGTCACGTGACATCTATGACCTACTGAAACAAGGAACATCCTCGAGACAGGAGCCTTTGATCTCAATGATCTCGACCGCTGGTTTTGTTCGAGAAGGACTTTTTGATGACAAGTACGAGTATGCGGAACAACTCATCGATGGAACATTGGAACCGGCCGATGAAAGATTGTTTCCGCTGATCTATGAACTAGACAAGGGAGACGACTACACGGACGAGTCCGTTTGGATCAAAGCGAATCCAGGACTCGGAGTCATCAAGAATGTTGAGACTCTTCGTGATTTTGTTATTCAAGCTCAAAACGAAAAGAACTTCCAGGCAACCGTAAAGACCAAGGATTTCAATATCGTTGGGCTTGATAACAAACGTTGGCTTGAAGTTGAAGACATTGACAATCCGATTGTGTACACAGAAGAAGAACTCAAGAAGTTCGATAATACTGTTGTGCTAGGTGGATTCGACCTTTCAAGAACGAATGACATTACCGCTTTTGGAACACTGCTATTCGATGAACAAGAAAATCGCATCATCGCAATCGTGATGTTTTGGGTTACATCGAAGTATTACGAGGAGCAAATTAAGACCAACTCACCAGTTCCTTGGAAAGCTTGGTTGGATCGCGGGCTGATTCGCATCAGTGGAACCGATTTGATTGATTACCACGATGTCGCGAACTATGTCGCATCCAACTTCCAACAGCGTGGCTGGATGTACCAGCACATCAACTATGACCGCTACTCCGCAAACTATCTCATCGAAGAACTGGCATCAATGGGTTATGCAAAAGGATCGTGTCTTATACCAACTGCCCAGGGCGCAATCACGTTGTCGGTACCGATGCAAGTTATGGAGTCTCATCTTAAGTCAAAGGTGTTGTGCTACCAAAACAATCCAGTTCTGAAATGGATGTTCACGAACATCGAACTTGTCCAAGATCGGAACGGAAACTACATGCCCAAAAAAGCGGGAGACAAGCGGGGACGCAAGATCGATGGTCCGGCAGTTATCCTGAACGCATACGTTTCACTTTGCAATAACATGGAATACTTCATGTCAAAATAGTCTATCGAAAAGGAGGTTTAGCATGGGATTCTTCGACTTCTTATTTGGGAAGAACAAGTCGATTGAAGTGTCGAACACATCGATTGAAAACTTGTTCACACCATACTTCACAGGCAATTATGATCCGGAGCTGAACACCACATACACATCGATCTGTGATGCTCATGCGCGACACCTTTCGAAACTGAAACCAAAAGTTTTTTATAAAGACGAACCATCGAACAACAAGAAGCGATTGAACGAACTTCTGACATTGAGGATGAACCCTCACATGAGTGCATCGACTGCAATTGAGATGATTGCACGCGAGTACTTCATGACAGGGACATCGCTGGTATACATCGAACGCGACTACACGAACCTGAGCGAGAACATTGTTGGGTTTTGGCCGCTTGATCCGGACAAGAACTCTTTGCAGACCATGAAGAAGAATGGTCGCCTACTGATTCGTTTTGTTCTGGACGGGAAAACCAGGACCATAGGCGAAGAGGATCTACTCGTCTTGGTTCGAAACGCGAAGCCATCTTCCTTCTTCGGACAGATGTCAAAGTCGATTGATACCGTGTTGAAAGTCATTCAGACTCAATACGAAGGTATCGATCAAGCGATTCGGGTAAGCGCCTTTGTTCGGTTTCTAATCTCGGGATCAACCGTTTTGAAACCGGAGATCAAGAAACAAAAAGCAAAAGACTTCGCTGAAGCATACCTGGGAGCTGATTCGACCGGTGTCGCATTTGTGGACAACGCAGAAAAAATCATTCCAGTAAACTCGAAACCGTTCGTTGCTGATGAAAAGCAGATGGAACACTTCAAGAAGGAAATCTACAGTTATCTTGGAGCGAACGAGAAGATTCTCACGGCATCGTTCACGGAAAACGAGTGGCAAGCCTACTATGAATCGTCATTAGAACCATTCGTTGTCAAACTACTGGATGAGTTGAATTACAAGATTCTGACTCCAAACGAGCGTGCCTCAGGCAATAAGGTGAAGGCGGATGTCAATCCGATTCAGACCGCAAGTTTTCAGACGCGGATCAACATCGCCAACGTCATGCTGAAGCTGCCGGTCGTCAAGCCGAATCAGATTGCAGACCTACTTTACTTACCTCGTCTTGAAAATGGAGACAAGGAGTTTGGTTTCTTGAACTACACGGACGCAGACAAAATGGATGAGTATCAGGATGTTGACGATCAAGACAAGCCGGTCGATAGACCAAGTCAGGAGGAGTAACAATGGGCAAGACAAGAAACGATCTGTTCAAGAAAATGCATCGACAAGGGTTACCGAATGAGTACCGGCATGTGATGCAAGTACGCGCACTCGGAGAACAAGATGGAAATGAGGACAAGATGATTGTTGAGGGAAAAGCAGTTACCTTCAATGAAGAAACCGTCTTGTTCAAATGGGGCGGAGTCGAATACAAGGAAATCATTGAGGATTCGGCGTTCGAAAACACCGATTTCAACGATGCGTTCCTGAAATATAATCATTCGGATGACATCATGGCGATGGCGAGATACAAAAATGGCACATTGGAGATTGACGTCCGAGATGATGGAGTCTATATCAAAGCCGAGCTGGCAGATACGACTGCTGGCCGTGATCTATACACACTCGTGAAACGCGGTGATATCGACAAGATGAGTTTCGCATTCACCATTGAGGAGGAGTCCTTCAATGAGAGCGAGTCGACCTGGACCGTTCACAAAATCGACAAGTTGTACGACGTCGCTGCGGTGACCGTTCCAGCGTACGAGAACACTGATCTGTATGCCCGTCGCTTCGATGAGGTGGAGGCCCATCGAAGACAAGAAGCGGAGGCTTCTGAACTGGCAAGAAAGCGTCGCGCTGCTGAACTCGAGTTTGAACTCGATCAGGCTTTGAACAAATACTGAAATCCACAAGGAGGAAACCATGAACATTCTACAGCAAATCCGAGCAATCAATGAAACCTTGGCCAAACTCAAAGAAGAGGTCAAAGAAGCCACTCAAGAACGCCTGGCTGCGATCGAATCCGAAAAGGACAAACTGATCAACGAACGGGATGGCTTGATGGAAAAATACCGTCAGCAAATCGAAACCGACTTTGAAAACGGTGAAGAAATCGACTCTCCGGTCGAACTCAATCAACGTCACCAACAAGAGGCAATCGAGAAACGCGCTCGTGATCTTCTCGAGAAACGCGCCATTTCGATTGACAGCGTCGACCTTCTGTCGAATCAAGGACAAAGCAACACTCTGAACCAATCCTTCATCGTTCCGTCCAATCTCGTCGATGCGATCGGCATCAAATCGATGATTGGCATCGAAACGTACGAGAAGGCATACGTCAAGACTGATCCTGAAGGTGTCTACACCGCCGAGGGCGTGGCCGCGGCTGCGACAGAACCCACATACGGTTATGCGACTCTTGGTCGGGCGAAAATCACCGCCTATGCCGAACTCCCCGAAGAAGTCGAAAAACTGGCTCCGGCCATGTACGTCACTGATGTGCAACGTTCTCTCGCACAAGCTCTCAAGATCAAACTTGGGAAACAGATCCTTCTCGGTGACGGTGCGACCAATCATCTGACCGGGATCAACAGCGCTGCTGCCATTCAGGCCGCGACCGATCTCGAAGTCAGCGCGATCGATGAGAACACCCTCGATGACATCATCTTCGCGTACGGCGGCGACGAGGAACTGTCTCCCGGAGTCCTGATTCTGTCGAAAGGCGCGTTGCGCGATTTCCACAAAGTACGCGGAACGAACGAAAAGAAGAAGGTCTACAACATCGATCTCAAAAACAAGACCATCGATGGTGTTCCATACATCATCAACAGCGCTTACAAAGCGCCGGCAAGCGCCGCTGCCAGCGAAGTCTTCATGGCGTACGGTTCCTTGTCCAACTATGAACTTTCTGCATTCGCACCTGTCGAAATGAGCAAGTCTTCGGACTATAAGTTCAAAGAAGGACAAACGGCCTACAAAGCAGTCGGTATCTTCGGCGGTAACGTCGTATCTTGGAACGGATTCATCCGCGTCAAGAAACCTGCTGTATAAACTGATCACAATCAACGATAAAGGAGGCCTAATATGGGTGATGTACTAACAGTTGATCAAGTCCGAGATGCATTGTCTCTTGACTTCGATTATCCGACAGCGGAGCTGACTGAACTTGCTCAGACGGCTTCCTCTTTCTTGATTCGAAAAACCGGCTATGACTTCAGTCAGGATAGCCCAATCGAACCACTAGCCATTCAAGCGGCAAAACTATACGTCCGGCAACAGTTCTTTGGTGCCGATGGGTATAACAAAGAACACGACTATTCTTTAGGGTTGACAAGTCTGTTGATTGATCTTCAAAGTATCGCTCAGGAGAAGACGACAGCATGATTCATCTCAAGCGAGTAGTCCATCCGCTGAAGCCGCACAGTGTCCGGATCTACTCGGAAATCCAATCCGATTTTGGATTCATCAAGCAGTACATACATCCGATGGATACGAGTATTAAAGCGTACGTTCGTCAGTTGAGTGCCAATGAACAAATGTCATCTGATGCAGTTCGGAACGCATCGGAGTATGAGTTCACGATCTGGAAACGTGAGATCAAAGAAGACATGTACATCGAGTTCGACAATGGATTTGGGACCAAGGTTTATCAGATTGGATCTCCGGATCTATTCGAGTTCTTCCGTTCAGAGATCAAGTTTCGCGCAACCGAAGTGACACCCAAGACATACATTGAAACCAGGTGGACATGATGAGCAAACTGTATGATGCCTATAAGCAGATTCGGGATGCAGTTGAGGATGTCATGATTGATGCTGGGTTTGCAAGAGGAACCAGCAGTGATGTGGCTTCTCAAACGTCTGTGATGTTCTGGTTCATGAATCTAACATCAAAGGATGCAGGGCAGAAGCAAAAGTATATCACTTACAACATCCTATCGCTTTCACCAAATCATCGCGGTGATGGCGAAGTCCTGTCGAGACAAGCAGAAGTACAAATCAACATCTACTCCGCGCACGTCAACTGTGACAATGAGTTTCAAACGCTCAATAATGCTTTTCTTGCATCTACAGCATTCGGGAATTTCGAGTTTTCCGATCTCGGATATGATTCTGGGACTCAGTTGTACCGGTACTCATTCACCGTCAAATCGAATGTGATTGGTGATTACATTGAGTAAACTCGATCTGGAACAACAATTCCAAAAGGAGATTCGCAAGTTCTCAAATCAGGCATTCGACATCGTTCAAGAAGCTCTTGAGGAAGAGGCAGAGTCATTAAAAAATCAGTTGGCAGCAATAACTCCGGTTGGACCCCGAGGCAAATTCAAAGCAGGATGGAAGAAGAAGAAGTATCCGAACCACATGTACGTATACAACGATGCGTTGGGTTCTAACAATGTACCATTATCGAACATCACAGAATACTCTAGAAGAGGTCCACATCCATTCATTCTATCAGCATTCGAAAGAGCAAAATCATCGATTCAACAATCATTGATTCAACGTATCAGCAAAAAACTTAGGAGGAAGTAACGCATGGGAAAAAACAAACACGTCCGATTCAATATCAAAAACGTGAAGTACTCAATCCCGAACGGTGGAGTATTCCCCGCTCCGTCGGATCTCGCCTATGCCCACTCCATCACCCTCGAAGCGGATTACAATGAAGTAACCAAGTATGGTGACGGACAAGCAATCGCTGTCGTGGGCGACGACAAGGGCAAAACGGGAACGCTGGTTGTCACCGACATCAATCAAGAATATGAGATTGCATGCGGACGCATGAAACTCGTTTCCGAAGGTGTTGCGGACATCTCGCAAAACAAGACTGTACCTCACGCTCTGTATTTCGAAACCAACTTGCTCGATGGCGCAACGGGAGAAACCAAAACAATCAAAACTTGGTTGTTCAACTGCGTCACCGGGAAACCCAATGAATCCTACCAACAGACTGAAGATGACCCCACTTTCAACAACTACGAATACTCGCTCAAAGTACTTGGCACCAATCTTCGGAACAATCTCGACACCGCTGACGAAGTCGACTCGAACGGGAACACCATCAAAGTGTATCGCTTGAGTGTCGAACCCGACGATGCCGGGTACGCAACGTTCCAGGATACGGTCCCGACTCCGACAGCAGTCGCATAACGTAGTCTGTTATGATTGTACGGATTCCGACAATCAAACGTGAGATGGTCGATGGGGAGTTCAAAACCATTCGTGGAGAACTCCCTGTCGACATCGACACATCGTTTGAAGCACATTTGAAATGGGAGGAACATTTTCAGTCTACTTTGAACTGTTCTTTGACGGAGTACACTGAAAGGGTTAAGCATCAAATATCGAACGGGGACCAATCGAAGGTAGGATTGGTCGGTATGTTGAAGATGCTGTATTGTTACGTGAACTCGGATCAACTTCCGACGTTCCGTGACTTTGCAAAGTTGTTTGACTTCGAAGTTGCCGATGAGATTCTTGGAGTGATCAAGAAGGTTCTCGATCAACTCGGAAAAACTGCATCAAAAAACTGAATGAGCGTGTCGAACATCTTCAAAAGCTAGCAAGCAGATTCTCGAAGGATAAGAAGCCATCGAAGAACGACACGCCATTTGTCCTGTTGCTGATTAAGAAATGTCAGCAACACGGGATTTCATATGACGTCATGAGGCGTCTATCGTATCACGACTTGATGGCTTTGGTCGTCGAATACGACATCGAAACACTGACAACACAGCTGGAACAGCTGCAAGCACAAAGGCAAAGCGCTCAAGGCATCGATGTAAGACCTGGAAACATTGGTGATTTGATCCCCAAAAAGAGCAAATAGAGAGGAGTGACGACATGGTAAAAGGATTGACAATCGAGATTGGTGCCGATACCAAGAAGTTCAATCGTGAAATCAACAAGATGGATCGATCCATCAAGAACACAAACAAAGAAGTGTTCAACTTGTCGCGCTCCCTTGAGCTCGAATGGGATGCCAACAAGTTCATTCAGGCGCAAAAAGCAGCCCAACAGTCTCTTGAACAAACCGAGGTAAAGGCAAAAGCACTTCGCGATCGGTTGAAGTACCTGGAAGAAGTTGATGGCGGAAAACAGTCCCAGGAGTACGAGCAAGTACGTAGCAAACTGGCAGAAGCAGAGTTTCACGCAGCTCGCTTCCGTCAAGAACTTCAACAGTTGAAGAATCTCAAAATCGAAGAGATGGCCAAGAAGTTTGAATCTGTTGGAGAAAGTATTACCAAAGCAGGACAGGCGATGCTGCCATTAAGTGCAGCAGCCGCATCGATACTCGCCGGTTTTTCGAAGATCGGCGTTTCGGCAATTAAAACTGGTGACTACATCGGTACAACTGCTCAGCAACTGAACATCTCGACCAAAGCACTTCAGGAATGGTTGTATGTAGCTCAACAGACCGACGTTGATCAATCACAACTAGTCAACTCAATCAAGAAGATTCAACAAGCACTTGGGAACTTGGCAGCTGGAGAGATCGAAGCAACGTCAGACGCATTGCGTGCTCTTGGATTCACTCAGGAACAAGCGATGGCCGGTATGTCCGAGAACTTTGAACCTATTATCAATGCATTGGCCAACATGGAAGATGCTACATTGCAGGCACACTATGCCAATGAGTTGTTCGGAGCTCGCATGGCAGCGAACATTATCCCTCTACTCAATGATGGTGGAGAAGGTTTGAAATCGTTGACAGAGGAGTTTCAATCTTTCAACTACCTGACTGATGAACAGGTACAGGCACTAGATGCTTTTGAGGATACATGGGATCGCGTCAAGTATCTGTTTCAGACAATCGCTAATCAAGTTGGAACTACGCTTCTTCCAACATTTCAGGCGTTGGCAGACGTTCTGGAGAATCGCATTGCACCAGCGGTCCAGAAAATGGCCGACTGGTTTTCGCAACTCAGTCAGGCGCAGAAGAACACGATCCTTGGTTCGCTCACGTTTGTGGCTGCATTGGCGCCGATGCTTCTCGTAATTGGAAAGTTGACAAGTGGTATTGGTGGAGCAATCAAGCATCTTGGTTTGTTGAGTAAAGCACTGGGATTTCTGGCAGCACACCCAGTCATCTTGGTCATTGGTGTTGTCATTGGGTTGATGGTACTGCTGTATAAGAAAAACGAAGAGTTTAGAAACAGCGTGAACGGTTTGTTCGCATCATTGAAGAACTTGCTCATGCCGGTTCTCAACGCGATTGGAGGACTTTTCACAAACCTCTTTCAGTCATTGATGCCATTAATCAACATTCTATTGAACATAATCACCCCCGTGTTAACGGTTGTGATCAAAGGAATCACGATCCTTGTCAATCTCTTGGCCAAGGTCCTGATTCCGTATATCGAGTTTCTTGGGAAGGTCTGGGGTAAAGTATTTGGGTTCATCCCGACAGCAGTTGAGGGAGTTGTAACTGCGGTTGAGTGGATGATCAACAAGGTCATTGGGCTAATCAACAAACTGATTGATCGAGTCAACTCGATTGGGAAGTATGTTGGACTGACATTAGATCGCATCGATGATGTGAACATTGACATTAGTGCACCAAAATGGAATGACGTGAACGTCAATCAGGAAGTCAAAACTACCACAGAGGCGACCGTTGGATCTTCCAAAGAGGCAGACGGGTTCATGCAAACGCAAGATGTTCTCAAAAACAACTATGCGACCACAAACATTCAAAACAACTCTCAGAATTACGACTACTCAACAAAAGACATTTCAATCAATGTCACAGTCGAGAACTATGCCGAGAACCTGGATGTCGACGATCTTGTCACACAAATCAACATGAAGCTAGCAGAGCAGATGTAGGAGGTGTACCATGCGTGAGTTCAAGTTATGGAATCAAGGCATGACCAACAGTTTCTCCTTCACATCCGGAGTGAGCATCACCGACATCAAAGGGATTGGGCTTAAACTGAGAACAACTCTAGTGGAAGGTGAAGTTGGTGAAATCGATACATCACATGATAACATCCAGTTCCGTCTCGAGTTTGGCATCGATGAGAACGCCTACACGTCGTTCACGAGTCTAGCTAACTTCCTGGCTTCAAATGGAAAGAATGCATTCGTTCTTGAATATAGTGTCAACGGCCTAACGCGGTATTGTGACGTTTATTTCCTAAGTCTATCGAAATCAGAAAAGAATACACAAAAATTGCTGGAAGAACAGTTGGTTCTTCAACGTAGAAGCCTTTGGTACACAATCGAATCCTCTGTGATTCCGGTGTCACCTTCTAGTATTCAGATTGAGAATCCAGTGTTTGTAGAAATTCAACCAGTCATCACTATCACCGGTGCAACAACTGGAAGCTTGCACATTCAAGCATCAGGACTTGCTGATTTGAAACTGAATAACACACTGACGTTGACACAAGTTTTGACGATTGACGCATACAAGAAAACGGTAATCCTCGATGATGGGGGTACCGAATCGAACGGCTACAATCTATTGGACAAAACCAAGGATAGTTTCTTGATGATTCCACAAGGAACATACTCGATCAGTATTGTAGACGGAACCGCAGCAAGTGTCACTATGACATACAAGAAGTGGGTGTTTGATTGATGTATGTTGCAGTATATTCAAGCGTCCTCGAAGGATCATCAAGAGTCCATCTGGGAAACGTTCGTAACGTTACATTCAAGTTCACCAAGCGAACGTTCGATTTCAACTCTGCGGATCTCTCAGGGTTAGCAGACTTCGATGTGAGTCAAGGCTTGATTGGGGTTGTCAATGATGAGTATGGCCGGCAACAGTTCGCCGGATTCATCCGCAACGCTAAACCAGGTGAAGGATCCCTGGTGAAGTTCAAGATTGACGACTTCAAACGAATTCTTGATACGGACGTCCTGATTGATTTCACGCAAGGAACCAATGACAGCCACGAGTTACATGATATATTCGTCAAAGTTCACTCTGGAGTCGTAGCTTCAACAGATCCGGCGATCACCATGTTGAACATTGGTTTCGATGTTCCCGCTGACACTTCTAACACTTCAGTCATTGTTGATTACACCGGGCAATATATGGTCTCCAATGCGCTGAAGTTTCTGAAAGTGTATCTGTCTTATTATAACTATCACATCAAGCCATCATATGATGTGTCGAATGATCTGATTCTGTTCGAGTTTAAAAAGAGAACCGAGCAAGTAACGAGCATTCGTCTTCCGGATTTCATTCACGAAAAGACAAGCAATGACATCAAATTGAACAAAGTGACTGCGGTGGTATCGTTCAATACCAAAGGATCGGGAGATCCTTCTTGGATTGACAGTGATCAAACTTACTTTGATGGATTACCGGATGGATCGAAAATGGTCCGTGCTGGATCATTACCAACACCTGAAGGACTACCCGACGGATATGGCTTGAAACTATTCACATCGATGGATCTGGTTGCATCTAACATTTCAGAGTATAACTCAGCTTCCAGCAAGAGTGCAGTGAGTGTACCAAGCGGTACGTCGACATGTCCGGCTAGTGCCCCGTCAATCGCAAGTATCTTATCGGAAATCGAAGTCAACGAGTACCAAGAAGGCCATGTGATAATGGCTTACTTCCGAACCACGGAATACACCTTGTGCTATAACTACAAGACGTATGTCAAAGTGGTTGGCCTAGCGCCGATCACTTATCACAAAATATCGGTCCCGGCGTTCCTGGCAAGACCCAACATGCCATCAAGAACCTATACGCTCGGAACCGACAATGAGATTTATGACGGGTATGCACCAAACGACAAGCGGATCCTTCCGGTCGTCGCGAAGATCTTTGAAGCCCAGTACTTATATGAAGCGCAGCTGAATGCTCTCTACGAGTTGGCAAACAACCGGTATGTCGAAAACATCATTGTGACAGAGAGTGACATGCACAATCTGGCCAACCTCGCTTCGATTGATCTGAACGAGATTGTAAGAGTGTACGATCAATCTGGCGAGTATCGAGATACACCGATTTCTGAAGTTGCTTTCGAGTTCTCGAAGAAACTTCTGGTGAAGAAAGTCAAACTTGGATTCAAGAAAACATTCTTGACTGAGATTCTGAAAGAAGATTCAGGCGAAGTGGTCCGGCAGAAATCAATAAGTGGGAACACAACTATCGTTGAAACTGTATTTGAACCGTATTTGGAAGAAACAGGAAACGACGCTCCAGAACATGTGGAGGTTGGCGAACTGTTTTTCAAAAAAATAACAAACTAAGGAGGCACCAAACATGGCAAGTAGCAAAAAGAGCAACACAGATGACAAGACACCAAGATGGGACAACATGAGTCACGATGAAGTCGTGAAGTTGGCGAAGTCGCAATACGAGACGATCAAAGCTAAGGATGATGAGATTGACAAGCTGAAGCATCACAATATCAGTTTGACAAACGATATCAATAACAACGAGGCCGTCAAGAAGGCACAGGAAGAAAAAGATGCCCTCGAAGAGAAACACCGTGTCGCGTTAGAGCAGGAACGAGAAAAACACAAAAAGGAACTCGAGTTCAAAGACAGCGTGATTCGTGAACGTGAAGTTGAACTGAACTCCGTCCGTGACGATTTCACGGCTTTGGCAAAAGCAATGCAAGGCACACTGGATCTTGCGCTAAAAACGCGTCAAGCGAACGATCAGCGCATCGAGTCCTTCAACAATCAACTCAAACAATACAATCTTCAAAAGATGGGAATCAATCCCAAACAAAAATAAGCAACAGACAAGAAGTGAAGGAGGGACATCATGAGTGATATCGATGTTGAATTAAGAGTTAAAGGTGGCACAGATTTCAGCGACAGGTACTTACCAAAGACACGTGTTGATCTCGTTGAGAATTTGCTCGATCAAGATGGCAAGTTCGTTGGAACGCTTTTCCCGGACTGGATCACCGGTGCACGTCGCTATGCCGGTGACATCTCGGCAGCAACTACGACAGCAACGCTTTGGACGACTCTCAGTGCGCTTTTGAACACCGGTGAGACTGGTGGTGGTAAGTACTTCGTTGTCACAGCAGGATCAGCAGTGATCACTGTCTCTACCAATCACTTCTTGCGCGTTGGCGAAGAAGACTGGACATCCGGCAACATTACCCTCGAGACTGAGGATGTTTTGATGCTTGATAAGGTAGTCGAGGATGGTGGAGGTGCAGGTGTTGATTATTATTACTGGGTAGTTATCAACAACAAGTATCAAATCGGTACCGATGCACTGCATGGGATTCTCCGGTTGTCCTCGGCCACGAACTCTACCAGCGGCGTGTCTGGCGGTATTGCAGCAACTCCCGCTGCAGTGAAGGCAGCTTATGATCTGGCTGCATCAAAAGACAACTACGGGTTCTTCCAGTTCAGTACCAACGGAGTTGACTATGCTGAGATTGGTCCTCAAGAAGGATTGGACATTATCTTCAATAACCTCCAGTTCAACGTGGCTGGTGGAGATTCAAACCTCGGACAAGGTAATGGTGCAGGACTTCAGATTTCATTGAAGTATGCAGGATCCGGAGGATTGTACGGCAGCGATGATGAACCAGCTCGCCACGATCACAGTCATGATTTCGACAAGTACGTTGGATGGAACCTGTTCGTCAATGCAGTGAAGAAGCTCGACGTCGCAACAGAAGGAAATGTAGACTTCACTGAAGGAGAAGGTATCGACATTTCATACTCCGGCGGTGTGATCACCATTTCGGCAGAAAACGCCTCAACGACAAACAAAGGTGTTGTCGAAATGGCGTCACAACAAGAAGTAATGGGTGGGACTGCACAAGACAAAGTCGTATCACCGATGGATATGTTTAGCTATGCACTTCCAGTATATGGAAGGTTGGCATTGGCCAACGCTGATGCACCATATTTCCCAACAGGAAAAATCGTTCTAGTAGAAGTCTAGAAAGAGGTGAATGCCCTTGAGTATCAATGTTGAACTACGCATGAAAGATGCTACTGATTTCAGTAGCCAACTCATATACCCAAGGGCTCACTGGCAGCACTTGGATGGGATCCCAGCAAGTTTCAATCCAGCTTCACATACGCACAATCTGGATGATCTAGTTGCGGCTGCCAATGACGTTTTACGTATCGGGCATCCCAGCACCAACAATGAAGCCGAAGTTGTCATCGATACAAGCATCGCTGGATCCCCGCAGCTTGGATTTACCGAACACGGTGACATGTCTTGGGCGGTCGGCGGAGACGACGATGACAATAGTTTCAAGATACACGGGGTCGCCGGTCCGACGATTCCGACGATCAACGGACTTGCTATGCCGTTCTTTGAGTTAACAACAAGCGGAGACCTCTATCTACAGAAAAAGTTATACACTGCGGGACACAAGATATTTGACGCAGACGGAAAACTTTACTATGACGACATTGACATAACCAATTACGTCCACTCCAGAGGACAAAACTTACTAACAAATGGTAGCGCACTTCTCGGGAACAATACGAACTTCAGGAACTTCACATTTGATGGTAGCGAAGCCTACTACTCCCCAGGTTCATTCCAGTTCTACGGTTCAGGAACCGTATTCACTGACGAATATATGCCAGTTAATGTCAACAAGAGATACGCTATGGAAGTTGACGCGAAGACGCTTGGTGCGACCGGTCGGTATTACATGATGACAGCTTGTTTCGATGTAGACAAATTGAGCATAAATGCGAACCACCATATGTACAGAGCGAACACTTTGACTACGCTCGCGCAACCTTTGAATAATGGCGACACAATAGTTTATTTGACCGACGCTACCAACTGGGACAATAGTGGAACCGCTGGTGTTAATACTCACTTACGTTCAATTATAACGTGGGATTACACGAACAGTTACGGTTACACTTATCCGCCGGAAACATACTCTAGAAATTGGCTAGGCAATGCCTGGGACCCTGGTGCGATAAACTTCACCAACAACACAATAACCCTTAGAGTTCCCTGGACTGGTGGATACAAAGCAGCAGGAACTCCTCTCAGCAACGGATCGAGTGGAGATAGTTACAAGTATAACGTTTGGTCTAGCGTTTATGTCCCAACCACCTGGACTTCTTATGTCGGTTATATGGACGGGGTAGACTTAAGCGGAACCAACGTATCGACGAAGTTCCCACCAGGAACCGCGTTCATAAAACTTGGTTGGTTGATGAACTATCAAGGCAGCGGTGAAACAATCTGGTTGACGAACTTGAGCGTAAGCGAAGACTACGATCATTGGGGCCTGGTTGTCGGTGGACAAAGTGGTGGTGCATCTCGAGAACAACAATCAGGTATGACGTTGACGCTAACAGCTGGAAACAACATCGATCTGTATTATGACGACGTTGGCAACCAGGTGTACGTGAGTTTCTACCACGAAGGTGAAGTTGACATCGAATCCGGCGATCATCTGATGATTGCTGACAACTCAGATTCCAACAAGCTGAAACGCAGCGACATCACTTTCGGGACAGATGACGGAACTTTCTTAGCAAGAGATGGAAACTTCAAGTCGGCGTTGAAGAAGACGACTCTGTTATCAACCGCCTTCAGTTTCTCGACAACGAGCGTGGCCAAAACAATGCCATCATCGATCACCGGCAAGACAATCTATGTTTCCTGGAGTTTGAATAGCGACTACAACGAATGCTACGTATCGGCCTTCCAGTTCCATAGCCATGACAACACGCCAGTTTACGGTTTCGCGACCTACTACTCTGGATATCCGATTCAAGGATACAACTGGAGACTGGTATCAACCAGTTCCACGAATCTGTCTTTCTCTACAGGACAATCGTGGTACATCACCCCATCCGGTTCATATACGAGCATGGGAAATTCAACACAAACGATATACATCAAAGAGATTTACACATACGACTAAAAAAACATTGGAGGAGAAACTAGTGAAAAAAATGTATTTGGCAGTATTGATTTTCGTTCTGGTCTTGTTGTCCGTAGGAGCCTTTGCTCTCGAAATTCCCGAATCGCAAGCTGAGACCACAGATCTCGAAACAGCGGAAAGTACCACTGTAGTAGAACTCGGGGAAGTCGCGAATCGCGTGTTCGTTGAGTATGTCGATCTTGGTGACGTAGTCATCCTTGATGTCGTCGTCATGGACGACAGGAACGACCGTGATGCGTTAGTGAGCGGAACCGTTTTGTTTGAAGACATCGATATTCCAGGTGTCCGCTTGCCGACAATGTACACTGTTCAGGTGAAGAACACGGATGATGATTTGGTCACAGCATACCTATACTTGACGAACGGTACGCTGATGATTGAGAAAGTCGATGGAGCAATCGAACTGACTCATTTCACCATCACCTACATGAAGTAACATAGTCCAGCTGGAGATAGGAGGCGAAGAAGCATGGTAGACAATATGATTCAAGAAGTCGTACAAGAAGAGGTAATCAGCAAAATCAGTCCCTGGAAACGAGTTGGCGCTCTGATGAAGAAACTACTCACGGCCGTGATCGTTCTGAAATGGCTCGTGGAGATTCTCAAGTTCATCGGAACGATTGCCGCCAAATGCGCTGATCAAACTCGTCGCGCAATCAAACTTTCGATCACAGATAAATACGATGAGGGAAAAGTCTGGGTGACGATTCTGTGGTTGAAGTTTTGGTGGCTTGTCATTGGACTTGTGGCCATGTACCTCCTACACTACTTCGGTCTTCTGGAATCCATTGATTCCTGGATCAACAATGTAGCATGAAACCGCCCAGCTGGAATACGCTGAAGCCACTCACCCAAGCATTCAAACAGACCCTCAAACCAACATTCAACATCATCAACAACATGGTTCCGATCTTGGCCACGGTCATCTTCTGGACATATCTGGATCGATTTGTCCAGGTCCTCGCGGCACTGTTGCTGTTCACTATGATCCTGCAGAAAATGGGATTCAACACCAACATTGCCGAACGCATTCAGAAGACGTGGGTCGGAAGTGTCATGGCCACCATCGTCCGGATCACCACGCCAGCTGCGAGGATAGACGACAAGGCCCTGGAAGAAAATGCGACTATCATCGCAGACAATACAAAGTTATTGATTCAGCATACTCGAAAACTGAAGGAGGAAATCAAGATGAGTAAACTGAAACAAATCAGAGCAGCGTTCTTGCTGTTTCTGACTTCGAACAAAAGAATGATCACGTTGTATCTGGTCATTCTCCTGGTTGCTTTGGATCTATACTTCGGTTGGTCCAAAACATACAATCTCCCTCCTGACTTCTGGTATTATGCTGCCCCGATCATCGTCATGATCGTCATGTGGCTTTCCGGAGGAGAAGGATGGACAGGAAACATCATCAACAAAGCAAGGCAAGAAGCCAAACTGTTGAAGAAAGAAGCTCGTCAGGAAATGATGAAGTGGCAAAAACGTCTGGATGAGGTTGATCGAGAACTCAAGTTTGTCGAGGATACCCGCATCGATGGAGTGATGCCTCCGCATCTCAGAACTCGATATGATGAGTTGGTTCAATCAAAAAAGATGATTCGTTCGAAGGTGGACCAACTGCAGGCGCGAATCAACGGAGAGGAGATAGTCTAATGGCAACCTTTGTCCCAATCACGACAATCCCTCAGTTGATCAATCTTTGTCGCGAAGACCCGAAGAACATCGGCGTATCGCCATCTGGTGAGATGTTCACCTACGATTTCGGACGTGGGACGAAGCGGAAGGTCACTCGGGAAGAAGCGTCGGAGCTTCTCAGCCTGAGCTTGGAGATTATCGACGAAATCATAAAGTCCAATGGGCATTTCGTTCTCCCTGATCCCAGTTCTGTGGAAGATGATCCCGAACCATTTGCAGATCTCCCGGAGGATTACGATGAAGAAGAGTTTGAAATGCCCGATGATTACGTGGAGCAAATGGATGAGAGGGATACTGAGGAGTCAGAGGAAGATTCCATTCCGAATCCCGATCCCGATCGACTCGAGGTCATCGAGCGGAAGGTTGACAAGTTGCAGAAATCGGTAGATATTGTGATCAACATGTTCTCGCTTTCCCAGACAAGACACGAGGCGTGGAACGAGGAAATTGTCAAACTGCTGACGGGGTTATATTTGTAATAAAAAGAGAGATTAATTCTCTCTTTTTTTATTAAAACCTATTGACGTTATAACGTTATAATGTTATAATATAAGTAGATAAGAAAGGATGTGTCGACATGTATCGCAAGTACCTAGAAAACGAGTTGAAGATGTGGCAAAAAGAGTTAAAGATGGCAGAAGAAGATGGGGATCAAGACTATATTCAAGATTGCTTAGAAGAAATCGAAAAAGTAAAGTCAAATGATCTCCCTTATGAACGTATTCAAATTGACAATGAAATCACTATTGCGACGCTGAAGAAAATTGCTCGTGAAGGTTACTTCGATTTGAATGATTGGGCAGAGTATGAACAACCGATCGAAAATCTGGATAACGGCTATGTTACTCCTGAATGGCTCAACAAAGTGTTGCACGCATACTTCACTAAAAAAGCAAACGGCAAATATCCGAATACAACAAAATCGATGTTTGGATCTCAGCAAAGAATTGATTTTGTCAAAAGTAAACTCGAAGAGTTAAAAAAATAGGAGGGTATCACTAATGGCAGATATGGAACTGAAAATAGCTCAAGGAATTAAGTTAACTAGAGAGCAAGTTTTAGAGATTGGAAACACAATCATGCAAGAACCTGATATGGGGTGGAAGCCTTGGGTGTTCGATTCTGTGGCAGATCGAGAAGAATGGGAAAACAAGCACAAGTGGGAAGAAGAACTTCGTGGCGAATATGGAACGTACAGATACCGGATCAACCTCTCTTGGAACATGATTACAATCCTTAGTGTTGAATGATAGAAAAGTCCTTCAAAGTAAGGACTTTTGCTTGTATAATATAGGTGAATAGTTTGGAGGGTTCCAGAGATGAATAGAGTTCAAGTTACTGTAAGGCAATTTAAATCAAGCATAAATGATTTAGCAAAAGAAGATTTGTCAAGATTCGATTTAGTATCGAACATGGTAGTGTCTACCAAAAGATATTTAGATTATTATAGCATGTCAGGAAACAGAAACTATTATGGATTCCCAGAAGTAATGTCGGCAAGTTACCAGTATTTAGCTTTCATGAATTGGATTGCTTCATTAGGCAATTTGCTTGCAATCATCGAATCTTACTTCTCGAACCTAATTGTAATCCCTGATGAACTTGATAAACAAGCATATTATTGTTTTGAAGGTGAGTTGGAAGATAAACAAGATAAACTGAATAGCGGTAAATCTCGTGACAACCATAATTACATTTCAGTACGAGATCGTTTGTATAGTCTGAGAAATAGATTTACCCATGGTAATCAAAATGTAAATCATTTTGTGCGCGCTCATCTGGCATTGCTGTATGAGGATGAATCTACAACAATGATCAACAAAATGAAGAAAAGATACCGCGATATTCATCGACAATTGGTACAAGCATCAATCAATTATCTAGATTCGCTTGGTGTAGAGTATTACACATCAAAAACGGTTCGTAGTTTTGTAGAAGGAAAATGGTAATCGGTTGCTACATAGTCATAAGCGAAGAGTCAAACATTAAGGTATTGGTGTTTAACATTGAATGAATACCCTCAGCTCCACCATTAGACACCAAGCCCGCGAAGGGCTCAATATCGACCTTATAGACGATTTTGATTTCTTCGTTGGTTACTATAATCCGCTCGACTAGGCCGGAAAGAAGCTTACGCCGGCCGGCAGCACTTGCGTCCTTGATCATGTTCGAATTGAACGTGTTCAGGGATTTTTTTATGGCTCCAATATCGAGTGAAGCGACATATCTTCGTAATCTGTCATTCTCTGCAGACATCTCGTTGATCTGCTCTGAGAACTGTGCGTTCATGTCGTGAAACTCTTCCTTTGTGAACTCACCATCCAGGAAGGCATTTAGCAGATTCTCTGTTCGATAAACGAGACGATCAATCTCTTTGTCATTGTAATCAATCTTCTTCGTAGCTTCATCAATCCGCTTCTGTGTCTTCTCCATCAACTCAGTCGCCACTTTGTTCCAAGTTTCGTTCTTGCCTTCAACCAGGTTGACAACGTCTTCGATGACTTTTTGCTCCAGGATCTCCCGATCCATGTAGTTCAGCTGGCATCGTCCAGGATGTCCAGGCTCGAAGTGTCTTTTCGATGTCACGACACGCGGACATCTGTATTGTTCATAGTGATATCGCGGATTACCCTTCTTGTCCAGCTGCTTATATGTCTTCGAATGACCTCGAAGTCCAGTACCGCAATATCCACAAAACGCAAATCCCGTCAAAATATAGTCTGTGTTGGATTTTTTCTTTGGAACAGGTCCCGTGTTGCGTGACATCGCTTTGTGGTACTCTGTCCAGAACAGGTCCGGATCTACGATGGGTTCGCATGCATTGTCGACGTAGAACTCTCCCTCACCGGTGTGAGGTTTTTTTCCATAGACAAGACGTCCGGCATAAATGGGATTCCGGAGCATGTGTCGAATGAAGTAGATGTTGATGAAATTTCCGTTCTTGTTTCGATATCCCTTTTTCACAGCATACTTTGCCGTCTGGTACAATGACATGCCACCGGCGATCTTGCCAAACAGATCCTTAATGATTGCAGCTTCTTTTGGGTTGATCACAAATCGGTTGTCTTCATCGATGTCATAGCCCATGGGGATCCCACCGCCGGTGTATCTTCCCTGGCGAGCTGCTTCCCGCTTCCCTTTCTTTGTTTCACGAGACAAGTTCCTGGAGTAGTACTCGGCCATTCCTTCCAACACAGACTCCAGTATGGCCGATTCCGGCGAGTCATCCAAGTGCTCTGTCACAGAGAGGATCCGGACGCCGTTGTCCTTCAATCTCTTCTTATATACAGCAGAGTCATACCGATTGCGGGCAAAGCGGTCCAGCTTGTGAACAATGATTGCATCCCATCGGCCCTTATCAGAGTCTTTGATCATCTCCTGGAACTGTTCGCGCTGATCCGTCGTTGCTGATCTCGCTTCATCGATGTACTTGGCAACCAGGATGTGGTCGTTCTTCTCGCAGTACTCTTCAATGGCCCGAATCTGTGCTTCTATCGAGAACCCATCCCGTTGCGCTTCTGATGAGTATCTGCAGTATGCGGCTACATTCATTGATCATCACCATTCTTGTTAATTGAGTCTATCATTGATTTGATTAGTTTGAGTTGTGATACGTCAAGTTTCTTATGTAGGATGTTTCTGCAAACGATGAACGACCATTTGGTTTGTTCGTCCAACTCTTTGACCGTATCAGACATTAGTACATCCATCAGCATCATGTCAATTGTTGTTCGAATGCCATTGGATACAGACATATCAATTTTCACGATATCTGTCCCCATAATGTAAGCTTCGTCACACTGAAAGATTTGAGATAACACTTCTGCGTGACCTTTGTTCATACGTCTCTTACCATTCTCTAGCATAGAAAGCGTTGATTGAGAGATACCTGACAACTCATGCAACTCCATCATTGTCATCTTTCTCTCTGTTCTCATTTTTTTTAGACGATTCATTTCATCACCTCCATTTGGTATATGTGTATGAATCCTCACCCCCATTATAATACACCAATAACGCACAAACAACACAAATATAGCATAATTTGAAAAAATAGTGTTGACAAAAGAAGCGGCCTCGGTGTATATTAAGAGTAGATATTTCAAAAAGTGAAATAATTTCCGAAAGGTGGAGGCGTTATATGACGACAGTCAACCACGACAAGTACAACAAAGCTAGAACTCAAAAAATCAAGGTTGAAATGGCTCTCAATGACCATTCGAAGACCAAATTAGCCAGTTTGATGGGGTTGTCACTATCCGCAGTAATTGCAAAACTAAACGAGAAAAACCCCTGGTCTGTTAAAGATCTCGAACTACTGGCAGCCATTTATGGCAAAGACAGAGAATATTTTTTTTGATTATTAGTATTTCAAAAAGTGAAATATATTGGAGGCGCTCAAAATGAAAGATATGGTTGTTACTCGGGTAAACGAGAAATCATTAACTGTTACAAGATACAAAATCGATCTCCTTTTAGATTGGGACTACAAAGTCTTCTGCAAAGCTCATGAAGTGTTTGATCGTTTTTATAATCACAACGAGCGTCTTGACTTGACTCAGACATTTTCTGATGATCCGGAAGAAAACCAAGCAATCATTGATAAGCTGCTGTTTCTCATCGACCTAGAGTTTGAATACGGCAAAAACTAGCCGTTGCCATCCATCTATTCGATAGTAGCGGCTTTTTCTCTATCAAAATGGGAGAGGAGGAATCTCATGTACGATCCAGAATACCATCTGTATCTGGCTATCAAGTATTTATATCGCCAGAAGCATATGACATTTGAAGACATTGCCTTCGAGTTGGAAATGGACGAAGAAGCAGTAGAGCAAGTGTATCGTGAGCGGTAATTTATATGGAAGTTCCAACCCGGTCATTTTTGACCGGGGTCGACAAAACCAACATTCTCATAAAATCATAAGTTCAAATAGGAGGCAAACAATGAACGCAGTTATTCCTCTCAATTATGAAAACTCTCAAGTCTCTGTTTCCGCAAGAGATTTGCATGAGTTTTTGGAAATCAAAACAAGATTTAACGACTGGTTTCCACGAATGGTCGAATATGGTCTGGAAGAAGGAGTCGATTTCAACTTACTCAAAAATGAGAAAGTTCAAATGGAAGGGACTCGAGAAGTATTAAGGGATATTACTGATTACCTACTGACAATTGATGCGGCCAAACAAATTGCTATGATACAGCGAAATGATAAGGGTAGACAGGCCAGGAAATATTTTATCCAGATTGAGAAAGCTTGGAACGATCCCGAATTGGTCTTTGCAAGAGCGTTGAATCTAGCCAATCATCATTTGCAGAAGAAGAGTCATGAGCTGATGCAACTTCGTGAAGAGTTGTCAGATGCAGAACCAAAGGTTGAGGCGTTTGATCAGTTCATGTGCGCAAAGGGTGGCATAGAAATGGGGGACGCAGCGAAGGAACTGAACATACCAGGTATTGGCAGGAACAAGTTGTTTCGAATTCTCAGAGATATCAAAATCCTCATGAAAGACAATATGCCTTATCAGAGATACATTGATCGTGGTTACTTCCGTATTAAATCTGAATCATATACACACCCAGTCACAGGAGAACGAGTATCCTACACTCAAACTCTAGTCCTACCGAAAGGATTGAGCTATATCTACAATGTTCTCAAAAACTCGTGAAATGAATAAAAAACCATACGTTTTCTATATGAAATGGGGCGAAAAGTGGCAAAAACGCTCCATTACCGTGAATTTCAGTTTCAAAGGTATCCCATTGATCGCTCGCATCTTCGGAAGGCGAATATACAATTTCGATGAGAAGGACAATGTAAAAGTCGAAACATATGCGATTCTGTTTCAAAAGAAAGTATACATCTACGGTGCGATCCTCACTGAAACAAAAGAAGTGGATGGACCGCCACGGAAGGAAGAAGCTCATGGCCAAGACGAAGATTGAATGGGCCGATTACACGATCAACCCGGTCGTTGGATGCACTCCAGCTTCCGCTGGGTGCCGCAACTGTTACGCGGACCGGATGTTTCCCAGGTTGAAAGGAATGGGTACCAGGCTCTACACCAAGATGGAATCCTTCGGCGACATAAAATGGGATACGGAGATTCTCATCAATGAGTTGATTAAGCTGGCAAAGAAGAAACACAAGCACCGTCCTCGCATTTTCCTTTGTTCCATGTCAGATCTGTTTCACGACAAGGTGCCGGACACGGTCATTATCTCCATCCTGGCCATCTGCTCCGGATATCCACAATTTGAATTCATGATCTTGACGAAACGGTATGAACGCCTTGTGGAGTTTGGTGATTCCGGCATCAAGATCCCAACCAATGTCCGAATCGGCATCAGCATATCGACCAACGATGACTTGATGGATGCCTACGCACTTGATTACCGATTCCAGATCTTCGTATCCTTCGAACCATTGCTCGAGGAGATGTCAGATTATGAGTTGGATCTCATCATGTTCGCAGATGTCAATTGGGTGATCGTTGGAGCGGAGACGGGTCCAGGACATCGCCCATTCGATGAAAAATGGGCTCTACGCATCCTCGACAAGGCCCGTGAGTTCGACATCCCATTCTTCTTCAAGCAGCAGTACACCGGCAACGAAAAGACAACACTTCTAAATGGTGAGTCCATTCATGAATTCCCGGAAGGAGAACAAGATGTATCATCATGAGACCGGACACGATGTCCAGAAGAAAGAACCAAAACCGCAAAAAGATCGCAAGTATTACGTCAAAGACGGCATCCGGATGCTGAAACAAGATCTTCGCGAGAACCTGAGAAACCTCCGGTTCAACCTGGTGGATCTGTTGGCCAGCTATTGGGAGTTGCTCGTCTTGAAATGCAAGAAACGCTAATGGTGTCTTAATGGGCACTTGAACAAAAAAACACAAATTGGAGGCTAATCATGGCAAAGAAAAAGAAAGAAGAACAGGCTCAGGAAGTTACATTCCAAACAGCAATTGAGAAACTCCAAAGTGAGTTCGAACAGGTGAGCTACATGGGGAAGGTAGTCATCAATAATTGCTTGTTACCGCAACTGAAAACGAATGATCACTTCGAGGAACGTATCTTGTTGCCAAACAAGAGCGTCAAGGACATGATCGTCAAAATAACAAACTGGGTTCGTTCCAGTAAGAACCACGCACCTTCCCACAACATCATCTTCTCCCTCGCAATTCACTACTTCGAAGAAGATGATCCACAGTACATCGAGGAACTGCTCCAGGAGGATCCATTGGAGTTCGGAAACGTGACGAAAGAGTTCAACACTCCGATGATCAAGATGATCACCGGAACAATCATCAAGGAAACAATCAAAGAGGTCGTCAAGAGCGAGGCACCTAAAAACCAAAGCAAGAAGAATAAGCCCAAAAAGTCCATCCCAGCAAAGGTATCGAAAACAGTTCAAGACAGCATGAAAGACATCGGGCAAATCTCACTCTTCGAGGACTAGACCGTGATCAGCAAGCAAAAAGAAACTCGGTTGATCAAGTACTACGAGCAGAAGAGCAATAGAAGACCACTGAAGACCTATCTCGAGGAAATGGACGAGTTGGCGTACATCAATGTCGAACTTCCAGTACCGGAAGAAGTTACCGGACCTTGTCAGGTCCTAGAACCATTCAATGATGGATATCTGCTCCGTATCTTTCAACACTTGACGTGGTGGGAGGGATACACCACCAAATCGGAGCTTCTGGAAGAGTTTCGCTGCTACTTCGGGAAAACATACGGAGACAGTCAACTCGTCATCAGCCGCCAATATGGATACTCTGGTGTGTATGGTTTTCGTTATCCGCGCAAAATGCAAGGATATCACCAAGCGGACCTCGCCTATAATACCCCTTTGCCATTTTACAACAAGACCGACTTATTTCCCTACATCGAGTTCAGAGGACTGAAACTAGTCGGAATGCATCTGATGGAACAGTTCTACGCAGCTGATCAGAAACAACACCACACGCCGACTGCACGCGTCAACGCAGTTGATCGCGAATACACTTTGGAACTCCTCATCAAGCAAGGTATGACCAGGTTGGCAGAAATTTATGTCAACGAGTGTTGGACCGCTGATATCAAAAGTCTTCTTCGACACAATGGCAAGTTGTTAGAGAAACCAAACGCTCATCGAGTACGCCTTGCTTCTTCTCTCGGAACAAATAAGTATCAACTTGGAATGATTCAGTTCAGTGATGACACATATCACAAAGCTGGAGATGGGATCTTGGAAGTGCTGAAACTCTGCTCATGGAACAAGTTTTACAAATACATCAAGAAACAATACG